ATGTTAGGGCTTATTCTTTTTAATAAATACTAACAAAATTAGAATAAAGATTCTTGCTTATGATATTCGTAATTACAAACAATCCATTCCTCTTGCTTTCTCCTATTAGTTTTGGAAGCGGAAATTGTTCGTTCTACTCTATGAATAATCCAGTCATTCCGATTAGCATACTCTTCGATCATATCAAAAGGGAACATCGTTAGCATAAACTTGCCTTTTACCGTTTCAAGCAGCTGCAGAAGTTTCTCCAAACAATTTTCATCAAAGGAACCTTCGTAATGTCCGCAATCGCTATTAATATAGGGCGGATCAATAAAGTGAAACGTTTTATCTGAATCATAAGTACTGATGATCTCCAATGCGTCACGGCTTTCTATTGTAACATTCTCTAACCTGGAACAAAGATGCTCTGTAAACTCATCTTTTGAATTGCGCAATTTTTTCGGCATTCCTCCACCAAAATCATATCCAAATGAGCCATCCAACATTGATGCAAAAGACATTTTGCATAATGCCCATACTGCCCATGCACGCTGCGCTTGAGTAAAGAAAGCAGGATGAGTATTAATGAATGTAGCATACTCGTGAATGTCACGACTGTGTAGTGTTTTATCTATCTCAGTCTTCAGCTCTTTGTAGCAGACTTTAGCCATCCAATAAAAGTTCGTAAGTGCCATATTCATGTCATTAATAACTTCCCCTTGCGACGGATATTTTGCAAACAGAACAGCAGCTCCCCCGCAGAATGATTCGGTATATAATTCATGTTTTGGGATCAATGGAAGTATATGCTTGAGCATTGTCTGTTTGCCACCATAATAAGTAATTGGTGTTTTCATTATGATATTTATTAAAATATTTGTAATTTTGTTGTGCCAATCACATAACAAAAATGCGTCAATCCACAGCTGAAGACATTTAGCCCTCGACTATGCGGATTGACGCATTTTTGTTAGTATGTGATTGGCGTCCTACTAACGGTCGGGGGCTTTTATTCCCCCTCTATTTTCTATTTCTTTTGATAGAGCAATTTCATGTCTTTCATTAGCTTGCGGTTGTAGTCGCTGCTTTTACAAGTGCGATAACATAATCTATGACCGATTTAGAATTTGTCGCCTGTGTCAAAAGGTTCTCAGTAGAAACACCCGTAATATTCAAATTTCCCGAGTTGTCGTCTCGAGAAAAGTTTCCGACAAATTTGTCATTCTCGTAAATACCTCCTGAGAGCCCGGTAATATTCCCGTCGGCGTCATATTTGTATGAGCCTTTATAGATATAGCCCTCGATTGTTACAGAAAAGTCAATCGCTGTACTTTTACTTACTTCTTTGTAGTCCATCTCTTTTATTTTTTAATTGGTTTAACGTTCTTTGCTTCCTCGTTATTTTTAGCCTCGACAAGAGCATTGTCGAGCATTTCGAATACAGTCATTGCCGTGATAGCCGGGTATATCTCCTTTGCTTTATCTTTAATGATAGGTATATATACCTCGTCGATTTCTAGCTCCTCACCGTCATTGTCATGAAGCCGTTCCAAGAATCTTTTGTACTCGATAAAGTCCGATATGGAGCTAGGTAACTGAGAAACGATAATCTCATTTGATAGAGTTTTACCGAAGTTCTCTACTGCAAGTTTTTCCCCGCCTAAGCCAATAACCTGCAAAGCATCTTTGACCGTTTCAGGCTTTTCTAACTGTCTGCCATTTTCTGACAGTTCCTTTGTTGCTACTAATTTGATTTTAATTTTCATCTTATTTTATTTTTAAATTGTTAATTCCAATTATTATCGTTAACTCCCGTACAAAGCCATCCTGCACCTTCATTAGTTCTTGATGGAGTTATAAGACCGTACAAATTAACCCATTCAGAAGCAGCACCTCCCCATAACTTCCAATCTGTATTACCATTAGTAGTTATATAGCATTCCATAGTGTCACAAGAGTTAACAACAGTTACGTGCTTTCCTGTATTTCCAACAAGCGTATATCTGTAGGTGGTGAAATTATTAATCACTACTAAATCTATAGGAAGTCCGTTTAAATCAGCATATATAGCGTGTCCATATACTGTAGGGTTGCCTACATAGCTAGAGCCATCATATCCCGCAGAGGATGTTCCCGGGAATAAGGGAATATAATACGCACCTGTTCCTGTTGATTGAAGACTCACGGTTACATAATCTGTAGTACTGTACCCGTTTGGATAATATCGAGCGGTAGACCCCGTAATGTATACCATACTCTTTTCGTAAGCCCCAAACATTCCTCTACATCTTATGTCGGAGGAATAGAATCGTAGCCCTCTGTTATTTCTTTGGCCCTGCTGACCTATATCCAGATCATTAAAGCACATTCCGTAGGTACTATCGAAATTCATAGAACCCTGTGCTGTTCCGCTATGTATTGGAGATAACGAACTGAACGTACCCGACACAGCCGATAACGTCCCCGACACCGTAGCATTAGTTACTTTCAGCCCATTAATAACAGCATTTCCCGCATATATAGTTCCCGCGGTAAGTGCGTTTGTAAACACCGTTGTTGCATTAATGTAGTTCGCGTTAATATAGTTGCCATCGAACAAATCTGCACTTAATTTTGCCGTTGTGATGGATTGTGCCGCGATCTTATCGGCTGTAATTGCACCCGCGGCAATCTTATCGGCTGTTACAGCTCCTGTAGTGATCTTGTCAGCCGTTACAGCACCTGCGGCGATTTTATCGGCGATAATAGCGTTAGTTTGAATCAAGGCGTTTCTTAGATAGCCACCGTCTATTAGGGTTTGTTGCGCTGCTGCCGCTGATACCATAGCGTCGTAAGAAGTGTAACCTATATTTGTAGCTAAATTCGTTTTTCCTGTAGTTAAATCATCCACAGGAGCGACTACTGAAGTTAACAAATTAATTGTTTGACCGCTATAATCAGTGTAAGCGGATGTCCTTAATGTAACCTCAACATTGGGCTTATTTATCTGCACATCATACTTAGAACCGCCTCTCACATAAATAAATTCTTGCGATGAATTTCCTAATTGATTTATACTTCCTATTGGAATTACTGTAGAAAAGTTATTCTCATACGAATTTATTATGCGTTTTACCGTCATTGATCCCCAACCATTTCCATTTGTTTGCCAACTGCAACTTACAGAAAAACCTTGTGAATGTGTAGCATAAGACGGAACTCCATAAGTTGCATCTAACCCTCTTTTAACTAATATAGTAGACGGGGAATAAAGCCATTCGGTTGTATTTAAAAATATAGTTACAGGATAATAAGTGTTTGGATCTAGTCCAGTAGCATCTACTGTAACTTTAGTGTTTTGCTGAATAGAGCTGAAAACGGTTGCTCCTGTTATATCGATCGTCTTACCAAATAAAGAAATATTATCACCCGACAACGAAAATGCCGCTTGTATTGCTGTTGTTGTAGGTGTTTCGGAAGGTGCTAAGCACCATGCGGTTGCCTTATTTCCCACCTCAAACTTAACATTTGCTATAACAACGGGGCGATTATCATCTGCACCATTCTCATTAACGTATAGATAAAACATTAAGTCGTCAACCTGATTTGTTAAAGCCTGTGCAGTATATGTGTACTTCTTCCATCCGGCCGTAGTCGTTTCCCAGCCTTGCCCAGGGAATAATGTATCTCCGCTATCATGTCCTATTCCGGCAAATTGAAACTCTGAACCATTCGCACCTAAAGCGTAGAACGAAACAGTCATATAATCTCCTGTCTTAATCCCTGCGTTTACTATATTAGTAAATAACCTTATTCCAGCAGTAGTTCTAAATACATGCCCGTATAAACTATCCGTATTTATCTCGTGTATAGTTCCGCCGTTAATTACATTCCCTATATGATTAAGCCCATCATGAAAATCGCTATTTAACAACAAATTAGTTCCCCCGATCTGTATGTTGGCAATGCTCGTATCAGTATACCCTTTAACATCTTCCGGAGCGGGTGACCAATCTGTAGCTTTAGTACCCCTTTCAATTTTTATATTTTTTATATCAACAACTGCATTTACATCACCTGTATTTTCTATATCAAGAAAACCATACATATCTGTACCAACATATCCAAACACATTTTTAAATACATATACAAATTTTGTGTATGTATCCGTAAGATTTGTGTAAGAATTATCCGTTCCAACATCACATAGATTAACATTAACTACAAGTGACACACTTGCTTTAGCATAAAAAGAAACAGTAAAGTCTCCTCCAACTCCAGCAAATCCTAAATTTTGAATTCTACCCAATAAATTACTAGAACTATAATAACAATGATACCCATTAATGTTACTATCTGGAACATCCATACCAAATAAAATTCCCTTATTAAATCCAAATAGATTAGTACCTCCAACTTGAATATTATTAACAGCGGTATTAACTGAATCATTAGTAGCAGCGTTTCCGCCTGTCACATACAGATTAGCATGTATATTCAGTGCGTTGCCTGCGTATTCCATGTAGTTACCCGCTTTCGTCAAATCACCTACTAAAATGCTCTCCGTCAAGAATGCTTTGTTAGAATACAAGCCATATCCACTACAGTTAGCAATACCGCTAAGATTACCCAATCGTGCATGTACTGTATGGTTGGTAGAAATACTAGGATCAGTAACCCAAGTGTCAATATCCATATAGGGACTACCCGCGCTATCTAATGTAGTCCTTTTGATCAATCCACTGCCCGAAGTGCCGTAATCTAAAACTTCTGAGCCCTTGAATACTGTAATTCCTGATGCGTTACTTAGCGAAGTCACAGTAAAAGTATACGCCTGTGTACCGTTTAGAAAGCCATTAGTTCCGTATGTTGTATCAAGCACTATCGTTCCGTATGCATTGCCTATGACTAGCCCAGCACTCTTATTGATAGGGCGCAATCTAATATAGTCGCCATTCGCAAAACATTGAGTTGCAGGGAATCCCTCTAAATCGTCTACGATTAATTGAGACGATCCGCCTACAGAACTCGGAATCACAAAATTGTAAGATAGCTTGCTTACCGATTTTGTCAAGAAATCAGAACCTGCAAGTGCTTGACTCACTTGTGCAGTAAACGCCTGCACGTCCAATTCGTCTGCGTACATCTTACGGAATTCCGCTAAACCATTTGCTCCAACTCTCCAACCCGCTGTTTGACTAACATAATTGCGTGTCCCGATATTTCCGTCTGCAAACATATCCGACGTTGCTCGGAATGTTCCGTTAACGTCTAAGCCAAAACTCGGAGTTGCACCTATTCCAACTTTCGTGCCATCGGTCTGAATTGAACTATTAACCAAACCGTTCGAAGTGTGATACGGTAAATACCCCGCGCCCAAATTTGTAAAATTGCCAATTGGACTTTTTACGTAATTCGTGAAGAAAGCCGTTGCACCATTAAGAATGTTTATATTCCCATTTGTAGCGTTCAGGGTATCGATAGCGCCCACTGTAGAACGCAACGTATCTATCGTACCCGAAACCGCGTGCAGAGTTGTTGCCTCTACACTTGAAAGTGTTGCCAAACCCGCAATAGTTACGGTTGCTGCCTTTAATAGATTTTGAAACGTTCCATTAGTTCCCTTGATCTCGGTTGCATCTAATTCACTCGCTGTTAATATGCCCGCAATGTTTGCCGCTCCGGCAACGTTGATATCCTTTAAAAATGATATATTACCAGCTACCGTATCATCATTTATTTTTGATACTGCACGAGTTGCAATTTCTTTGGTAGTACGTAAGGCTGAATAAACATTATAATCTGTTTCGGCTGCTGAATCATAAGACATCAATACCTGTAGACTTTCTTTGTCTAATTGTTGATCGACGGCTATTTGAAGAGTCTTCAAATTATCCTGTACAGCAGAGAATGTACCCACCTTGAGCACATTCGAGATACTCAATTCCATCGAACTAAGATTCTTCAGGTTTCGAACGATCTTCGTTACACGTGAATCTCTATATCCCGTTGAGGGGAAATATTGAGTATTATTCAGTCTAACATAGCTTCCTATCGTCAATGATATTCCTGCATTATCAAGATAAATATAATTTGTATTCGCAACATAAACCGCAAAGTCAATATCCCTTGCAGCTACATAGGCATCAACGGCATTCTTGAATTCGGCTTCAGCATTCGTATAATACACAGAAGGCATCTGCATGTTATAGATAGTGTAAGTATCACCTGCTTTAGGTATGATATAGCCTGAAGGCAATTGTGTATCATCCGTCGGATATTGTGTAATCAATTCCCATTCAGAACCATCGACATGCCAATTCGCTTCAAAGTCTCGGCCATCCATATCGCCCGATTTGAATACCAGATGCTTTATCTGTCCGGATTTTGTATAATCATTCGGATTGAAATTCATGGTTGCATCAGTGAAATAATAAACAGTGATCTGCTTATCATCAACTGTATTTGTAGCAGTCCTTACCGTTCCGACCGTGCCTGTAAAACGTGGGTATATTTCCGCAAATTCCGTTTCAACATATTTCGGTCTTATGCCGTATAGATCAACGTCTTTATCAATATATTTGACATTGTTCGGTAATTGCAAACGATAATGGCCATAATCATCATAGATTATATTCTTCGTTGATCCAAGTGGATATAAACGAGTCCAGAAACTATCGTCGGATGAATTGTCGTCTTTATATAAATCAAGCAATCCTTGATTATACCCGAGGTTGATCATATCCCCCGAGATGCATTTTGTTAGATAGAACTTGCCTGTCGCGTGGTCAATCCACCATTCCGTACTATATAGATCAGCTAAAGCGTTCAAAGCTTCGAACACATTCTTACGGCTAAAATCAACCGTTTGTGATGCGGCGGATATAGCCGCGCCAACCGTATAGGACGTTCCATAAAAAGCATTCACTAAATTAACAAGGAATTGCAATTGAGCCGTTGGAGTATCCAGCAAAGAAACATCGGCATCCACATCTCCTGTAGACATCGACATCACTAATACATACTTCAACATAGACTCAAGCCCATAGAACTTAACCGAGTACTCCCAATCCATAGTATTCTTGATCTTCGGCTTGGAAAGATCTTTCAGCGTGAACTTGTTTCCCAGGATAGTTATATAATCACCGACTTCCAAATCTACATAGGTATTCAAGGTGAAAGACAATGAAAGCACATTATCTGACATCAGCTCCCAGGACCAGCTGGAACTGCCCGGATCGAATTCCGTCTTGAGTACGTCTGTTTTTGAATATATCTTATATATCATTTGAATACTGTTTTAATGTCGTTTGAATATTGTTTGAACACCGTTCGAACGCTGTTCGAACGGTGTTTAAATGAACGGTTTCGGTTCATGAAATGTGATCTTGAATTGTGCCGCGACAAGATCCACGTCAATTGCCGTCAAATTTTTATAATCCGAGCAATCTTTCACGTGTACATGAAAAGCGGTTGGAAGATCAGTCAGTTTAATGTCGAGCCATCCCGTTCCATTTAATCCGGTTTTCAGGAAACTGATGAAATTCGTATATTTCGTATAGAAATCCGACTCCCCATCTCCATGTATTGCGAAGAAAAGAACGAAGTCTCTCGCATCATTCTGAGGTAGCAGGTCAGAGGGCAAGTCTTCTCCATTTTTCTCGCGAATATTAACAGCCGTATTCGTCTTTGTGGCTGAAGGTTTTAAGAGTGCTTCGTAATTAGTGAACTCACTGTCCTTCGACTCGCAGAGGAATGCATGATATTGACTGTATATGTCAATACTGTTGATGGTGATCAATCCTTTCAGTTCTTCGTATATCATATTAAGCCATGCTTATTCCATTCTTTCGAATGTAGTTTATATCAGTACTTATATCGTCAAGTTTATCCGCACTGTGTTGAGTGTTCGTAGCGATCGAAGTCAGAATCGTAGATAACACGACAATGGACTTAGATATATCCATCACACTGTCATCAGTGCTGGCCATTCTATTTAATAAGGCTTGCCCGATTCCCTCTATCTTTGTCCCGGTCTCCTCGGTGATCGTTGTAATAGTTCCCGACGAAGCCGTTTGACTTGCATTTGTAGACGCATCCAAGTCGATTCCGGCAGCCGCCATTCCTTCCTTTACTTTATCCCATGCCTCTTTATATGATTCTCCTAAATCCTTTACTTTATTGGCAAAATCGACAGCCGTATTCGTATTCAATGAATAGCCCGTTACTGTTCCGTTTGCATCCGTTACCTCCATTGATTTTAATAGATTGTTTACCAAGGTTTGAAGCTGCGAGGTAAGCAATGTTCTTGTGAATTCATTCTTAAGAATCGTCCCGATGGATGAGGATATATTCGTCCACAATTGATCTGATGCATCCGAGATGGATGGATCGGTCACGGCATCCACAATACTGGTTGTGATATCGCTATAGTCGAATCCTAGTACGGTTTGAGATAACTGATCGTTAAAGTCGCTAAGTTTATCCTCTGCGTCGGATAAACTATTGATATAAGTCTTCAGCTGATCAGGTAAGGATGCGAATAGACCGGGAAGATTATCTTTTATAGATAATATTTGCTCTTTTGTCAAGGATGCGAAATTCGTCGTTTCGATTCCTAGTTTCTTCAGTGCCGAACTATTTTTTGCAAGTGCCAGATTCGCCGATTTATTATCCTGTTCCTGAAGGTCAAGGCGAATCATATTCATCGCTGAATCTATACTGCTTTGTAATGCCCCACGGTTGCCAAGCATCTTAGAAAGATTCTTGGATAGATCAATCGCTCCCAGCTTTGATAACAGCTCGGTCTGCTTGGTTATCACATTGTTTACAGCTTCCAACCATTGCGAATAATTGTTTTTGATAGATTCGTCAAGTCCTTCCTTTGAGGATGTAAGGCTCTTTGTAAGAGAAATAACCGTTCCGGCTGTTGCGAGTATTCCGCCTGCCAATCCTCCACTTGCAAACCCTTGCGCAATCTTATCTACACTATCAAGCATGACATCAAGATGCTCATCCACTCCGCCGAGAACCTCCTTTAATCCGCCCGTGATAGATGCAGCCATTTGCATCTTATCATGAAAATTATCAAGATAATCAACCGCCTTTTTCTTCGCCACATCTTCCGCATTCCCCAGCGCAACGTATTTTTTTGTAAGTGAAGTCAATAATTCTTCATCTACTGCTCCGGAAACAGTATTCTTCGGTTGTTTTTTTGTCTGAGTCATTCCGGGAAGTTGCGCTTCAAGCAAATTCGCCTGGTGTTGCGAATCTTCGTCCGGCATCGTTTTCAATAAAGCTAAGCGTTTCTTTGCATAGTCAAGTATGACTTTGTTTTTCGCTTCCTCAACTAACCGGGTATCGGATACGCCTTTATATTCTGCCTCCACGCTTGCAAGTGCTACCTCTTGATCAAGCTGCAATTGCTTGAGGGCATATTCCTGCTTCGTTTTGGTTATTTCCTTTTCTTTATTTTCTTCAAGTTGTTTCGTTAAGTCTGCATTACCATTCGCTTGCTTCAATTGCTCATCGTAATTCTGAGTGATGGAAAGGAGCTTTTGATCAAGGTCTGATTTGAATTTTACCGATTGTTGCTGAGATAATTTTGTTTCGTCGTTGGCGATATCCTGTAGAGATTTTTTATATTTATTCAATGCAACTATACGTTCTTGACCTGCTTGGTTTGCAGGGGCAGATTTTTCAGCAGGCGTAAGACTTACCTTATGCTTTTCGGCATCTGAAATCTTCTTTTCACGATCTCTTAAATTTTTATCTACATCTGCCAATTCTTGTTTGTATTCATAATCAGCTTGAGCTTTCCTTTTTTCAAAACCATCCTGCATAGCTGCAAGAGTATCTTCATTGATCTTTTTTTGAGCTTGTAAAGTCGCATCGTCAATACGATTTTTCGCTGCCGCAGCATCGTAAGGAGCCTTTGTTTTTGGAGTTTTAGGATTATCGGACGTGTACTTTTCGTCAACAATTGGCATACTTTTGGCCATTTGATGTATTGATTTATCTTGATCTTTTATAGCTTTTTCATATTGTTTATATTTCTCATCAAACCCTTTAATTTGTGCAGACAATATCGTTTTTTCCTCTCCATTATCAGCAGGAGCTCCAATAGACTTAAGATACATTTCTTTTTGTATAGAGGCTCTTAATTTTGCTTCTGCCTCTTGTTTTTGCATCAATACTCCGGCTTGATCCAATTGCAACTTCCACATGTTTTGTGCCATTGAAGCTAGTTGAGTCTCTTTTGCTCTCGCCATGGCTGTTTGAATAATTACACTTGAAAGTTCACGGTATTTATTTGCTGCATTTCCAGTCATAATTGCTTCATCAGATAAATTCTTGAAATATTTCGGATAAGTATCTTGCAAATTGTCAACAGCCTGTTTACGTTCTTTGTAGGTACGATTCACATCAGTAGCTGCACCATACAATACATTTAATGTAGATAATTCTTTCCTCGCGGATGTTTCACCATCCATGCGTGATTTATTCAATGCTTGTTGCGAGGTTATTACTTTTTCTAATATAGATTGTCCGGTTGACATACTCTTTATCCAATCTACGATATTTTTAGAAAAGGCAATAAGCAAGGTAACGCCAACGACCATTGCCGTTTGCCAGCTGATTACTGAAGAAAGAACCTGCTTCCAAACCGGAGTTGCTTTTTGTCCGGTTGCTGTTAAAGAATTATATTCATCCTTTGCCCGTTTTATTGCATCCGCGGCAACAGGTAAGTTATTTGATATAGCTAAGAAGAACATCTGTGGACCGAGAGCCAAGGTAGGCATTTCACGTGCAATTTGCTGAATAGACATATTCAGATTGTTGGAAGATTTCATTACACGTTCAGCATCCGGAAGTATTGGAGTTGCCGATTCTTTTTTCTTCGCGGTTTCCAACTCGAGGATCGTCGCCTTTAATTCTTCGATTTGATGCTGTAATTCCTGAACTCTTTTTTGTTCTCCCGGAGAGATGATATCTCCTCTTTTTTCAACTTGATTCATCGTGGCATAGAGCTGTTGAAGGGCTGCTTGCAATTCCTTTAATTGAACCTTATTAAGTCCAATAATCATGTTCAGGCTTTCGAAACTTGCCTGTGCACTTTCCGCCCCCTCGCGGGTCTTATCTCTCATCAAGATATCTATGTCGACTGATGTACTCATTTTTCTTTTTTGTTTTCGAAACGTTGTTGAAACATGTTCACTATATCTGATTTTTTATCTCTCGGATTTAGTCCGGGTACTTTTTTCTTCTCGTCCGGTTTGATCCAGCGTGGCGCATCGGCAATCATTGTCATTAGCAAAGGATAACTCACTCCCCACAATATATAATTGATTGTCCATCCCGTTGCAGTTGATATCTGCCAAACGAATCCGAAAAGGCTATGAGAGGTAGACATGTGTCCGCCCTTTAACTCCTCTTTGGTCAGTGGCTCCTTTTTAGCGGGTTCATCGCTCCGCTCAAAAGAATAATATTTTGAAAAGGGACTGTATTCGTCAGCTTGATAATTTGAAAGAAAGCTTCAGACAAATAGATCGGATGAACGCGCCATCGAAGCCACCAGGCAATCAATCTTGCAAATAATAAAGAAGTGATTCTTCCCCGTGCTATCCCGTATGCGACAGCCAGGCTGACATCCTTTCCATGATCGGCAATGAATTGCATGTTTTCATCCTTTCCCCATCCTTCCATGTCTTCATGCTTCAATCCGATTTTGCAGTGAATCTTTGCTATCTTAAGCAAGGTACCGAGATAGGGACGTCGGATTGTAATATGCCTCACCTTCTTCAAATCAAGAAATCTTAGCGTTCGAACAGGTATTCGAACGCCAAGATCTAGCAGTAAGTCTGCTGCATCTGATTCAATCTTATTCATGAGGTTGAGCGATTGCAATGGTTGCTTTCGTATTTGCATCGGATGCAAGAGCAATGGTCAAAGTCGCAGCAACTGCAATTTGTGTTGAATTTGCCGGAGCTGTGATCATTAAATAATTACCCTCTTGCGCCATGGTGTACCCGGTTGGAAGTCCGGTGATCTGTACTGCTCCTGAAGCGGAAATGCGTATCAGTTTTGATTCGCCAGCGGCTGCAAAAGACAGCGCATCGAATTCAGCAGTAACAGCCGGAATGGTAGGACCTATTGAATAAGGTTTCGATCCATCCAAAGGAGCAAGGAACGTAGTCGTGCAATCACAATACAGATTCCCTGTTGTGCCCAACTTTCCACGCACAACCGCCATCGTACTCGATTTTGGTATCGAAATGGTTTGTCCGGTTCCTGTTTTAATCTGTGCCGCACCCTCGAGCATTACTTTCGTGTCCGGAGCGAAATAAGTCTCTCCTGTGAATGTACCGCCAGCGACCGTCTTTATTTTTTCAGCGACCATTTCGATCATCTGATAAGTGAGCTCATCGGATCCTGGCGCAGAGATGATACGCTTTACAGGTCCGCTTCGCTTTTGAGCTGCATTCAGAGTAGTCACGGTCGGTTTATCACCCGCCCAATCGACGCCATCGGAAGAAATACATCCTAATACCACTCCGCCCAACGAAAATTCATCGAGCAGCATCATAAATCCATCATTAATTGGCTCCATGTCAAATAAGTTTTTTAATTATATTCATTAAATTCTTAGCTATTAATTTCAAGGGATCCCTGAAAATATATATCAGTAATATGAGTATTACCAGTCCCGAAACATAACCCGCATCAATCCAAAATTTTTGCCATTTGGTCAGCTGGTTAGTCACCTTTGTAGTCGATACAAGCTGAGGTTTCACGATCGTATCCGTTTTATTGATATACGATATGCTATCCTTTCCGGTATTGACCTCTCTCGTCCGGTATTTATAGAGAAATACCGTGTCTCCCTTCGTTTGTATCAGTGTCGAATCGTGTACATATTCCGTATGATTGAGAACCCGGTCTATGTACTTCGTTTCGGTTTTTGTTTGTGCCGGCTGCAAAATTTCTTTCGTTCTGCAACCGGACATGCAAACAACCACTAAGCAAAAAAGAGTAACAAAAAAAAGCTTATTAATTAACCGTTCCATTTCCATTGTCTATTTGTTTGTTATCCTTATCGTCAATCACCACCCCGTCCAGCTTTAAGAATTGCCTTAAATAAGGGATATGGTTGATGAACTCAACCGAGATTAACCAATATATAAATTTGAATACTTTATTCTCCGGCATCAATCTGCACAGGTTTTTGGAGATATTCACGCCGTAAAAATAGATCAACACATACGTCATCGCCGAGATACATTGCAGTGCGCCTTCCGGCTTATCAATATGATCCCCGACAAAGAACACGAAGCTGATCAGGGCAAAGAAGATAAATGCTTCGATGAAGCACATGAATCCCTTTTTAAAATCAAACTTCTCATGTTGTACCAATTTTGCAGAGATGATCCCTAGCAGAAAATTGGCAAATAGCACAGACATCACGGCGATCAATATATTTTCTACCGGATGAAAGTAGGCTATCAGCGCAGCCACTGTACACGACACGTAACTTCTTACTGTATCCATTATAAAACCTCCCATGCTTTGCGAATGACGGCCATGTCGGCTTTCACTCCATTCTCGTGTTGAGAAATAGCCGCTGTAAGGGCACACATCTGGTCTTCGGAATCGACATCAATAATCGCATTTCGATTAATGCCGGAAACTTTTTCTACCGAGGCGACATAAGCCTTTGTATTATTTTCAGAGCTTGGAGCCCAGCGGGCGATGATCTGTTCTATTGTTCTGCATTCATGATAAATGCTGTAGTTTTTCAATAGTTTCAGGACGGCCCGATATCCATATTCCATGCTTTTAAATTGTTTAAAAGCAGGATCTTTCGAGGGCTGTATTTCGCCTATCCACTTTGTAGAGGATAGGCGAATATTGCCAGGATTATTATTTCTTAAGCCTCTAGGTAATGCCATGATTATGCCGATTTAACTTTTGAAACGATGGCTCCAATCGCTTCTTGAACAAATGGCAGCACGATATAACGGTGACGGAAGTTCATCGTGGAGGTATGAGTCTCCGGTGAAGTAGCTGCATCACGATAATACATCTTTGTGCTTCCGGCTGCTTTGAAACAACGATTTGCGTAGAACGCAACCGATGCTCTGTATTTTGATCCGGTAGTAGGCAGAGTGCCATAATTCAATTTCGCACCAGCCTGGTCAAATACCGGACATCCTACATAAGAGTAGCATTTGAATCCGTACATATTCATAGAAAGTTGACCTGTCTCGAAATTGTAGAACTGTCCGAAGAATTTCTGATCGGTTCTCAACAAGTCATTGACATGGTCAGGGCACAACACAAGGATACGTCCTTCCTCCGGGACTTCCAGCTCATCAAATTTTGATTTCATATCAATAAAATCATCACGGGTAACGGGTTGTCTTGCGCCTGTTAATGCATCTCCGGATGTAAACAATACAGGAGTTTTAGTAGCTGTAGCAGACGGAGCAAGTGCATGGATAGCCTTTGAGAACTTCGCTCCGGCAATCGCATCCGCATGACGCTGGATCAACGATGCGCGTTTGTCATAACTCATCGCATACAGTTCGTCGTCAGTGATCGGAGTCACCTTGGTATCATATTTGTCCAACGAAATAGGAATATCGGAATCTGTGATCGTTTGGGTATCGATCGGATAAGTCGTATTATTGATCAATACATCCGGCAATCCGCCTTCGCCAACAAAATGTATCACATCTTGATTATCGACCTTACCTGAATAGTCGGGGATATCCTGAAGGAAACTCCCATTTACCTTTGCATTAAGATTCCTGATAATATCACCGGTCCACAACTCGGTTGCTATTCCTTCAGCTAATACGCCCTTCGGCATAAATGATCCGATCAATGCGGTAATCACAATTGCAACAATTGCACCTGAGACAGGATTAGCTCCTATAGCCGATGCCAGCACTGCGCCCATGATGGCGTTGAACGCCAATCCTGAAAATAATTTTTTCTTATTCATAACAATTAAATTAATTAGTCTTTTAATTCAGGGCAATCAACACCGTATTCCGCTTTATACAACTTCATGTATTGCGCTTTGTCATTTTTACGCATCTCTGTAAGACGATCGGCAGGTACTTCACTCAATTTTTTGAATTCGTGAGGCAGCCCGTCTTTATCCGTATTGATCAGATTCAGCGGTTTAATAGAACCGTTCATCGACAGCACTAATGTCTTGAGCGATTCATTGCCCAATTTCTTGCCCATCGTGACGAACTCATCCTTTTTAGCAGCTGGAATTTTTCCCTCTTTGATTGCTGCCTCCACGGTTGTGGTAATGGCTGCCAATGTAAGTGCTTCTTTCTCCGCTTGTAGAGTTGCCGCATTATCGCTCTGCTGTTTCATCAGAGACATTTTTTCCTTTATCTGTGCTTCAGTAGCCGTCTCAGGCAAACCGAGCATTAAACACAATTCTTTCGATTCCATATCCTTTTTATTATTTTGAGGTTTTGTTTCTATTTTAAGAGGTCCGAATATCCCCTTTGCAAGATTCAGCTTTTCACCTTTATAGAATAGCTCAAGGGCATCGTCATTCGCACCAATATCAACCACTGACACCTCGTTTAATTTAGATTTGGTGATGGTGGGAAGAGTCTGCCCTTTAGCCATATTTTCTACTGTCTCATCGATTGCAAGAATATCAATGCCTGCGCTTACCATTTTCAATGTTCCGGCATCCCATTGCCCATGAATCTGTTGAGATAAGTCTGTCACATCATCGAAGACTAAGTCTCCGGTCACATCGTCATTCTCTTTTCTTACATTCTCTATGTGACCGATCGCCGATGCGCTCCGGTAATCCCGAAAATGCATATACAATAAAATAGGATTCCTATTGTATTGGTCAATATCCATTCCGTCTGTGAGAACCCTCGTACCATACGAGTTAATGGAACTGTTTGAAATCCTTACCGGATAATTATTTTTTAATTCTGTAGCCATAGGCATATTGTTATTAAAATCCTGTTGTGATTAATTTTCGATTCAAAATTAAGCTCCTGGCCAGGAATAAAAAAATAAGTATGAAAGGCTTTCCTGTAAGTCTGAAGCGGTCGCATTGTATTTTTATAAAGCTCTATTTTTATCTGATTTTTGTATCAAAATAATTGAGCATGGTAAAAAAAAATGACAAAAAAGATTTAGCCGAAGCCCTCTACATGTCCGGAATCAATCAACAGGACATTGCCGAGAAAATTGGCGTGAGCCGTGTGACCGTTAACAAGTGGTGCATGAGCGGCGGATGGAAGGAACGGCGGGGAGCAAAGACTATTACCAGGCAAGAGCTTATCAATAAGATCTTATTATCTATCAACGATGCTTTGACGGAATGCACGAATGATCCGAAAAAATTCGGGGCAACGAGCGACCAATTGGCAAAGCTGGCTTCGACGATCGACAAACTTGACAAAAAGGGGAATGTGGTAGACTACATCAATACCTTCGTCGATTTCTCGGATTGGCTAGAGTCTCAAGTAGGCATTAATAAAGAGGTGACTCCTGTGCTCATTCGGGCTATAACGATGCTTCAGAATAATTTCATCAATCAAAGATTCTGACCATGGATGCGAAGACATTAAAAGAGGCGCGCAAAAAATGGGAGGAACATTGCAAGCGGATTGACAACATTACCTCTGAGATGATCGTCGAAAGTCCGGATGAAAGGAAAAAGAACATCCAGCTTGCCCGGAAAGATTATGCCTATTTCTGTAAAAGATATTTTCCTCATTATTGTAAATGCGAGAATGCTGAATTTCACAACAGGGCTGCAAAAAAGATTAAGGACAATCCAAACCTGAAGGGACTTTTCAAATGGCCACGCGGACATGCAAAGTCAACTCATATTGATATCATGACGCCGCTTTGGCTAAAGTTCCAAGAAGAGCCACAAATTCACCTGATGGTACTTGTCAGCAAATCCGAGGACGCAGCAGACAAATTACTATCAGACTTGCAGGCGGAGCTGCAATATAACAAATACCTTATTCGAGATTTCGGGCAACAGTTCAAATCGGGCAGTTGGGAAGAGGGCGACTTCGTCGATGCGCAAGGAGTGGCTTATCACGCCCTGGGGCGCGGACAGAGCCCTCGAGGTTTGCGTAATCACGAAAACAGACCGGACTATATTGTTATAGACGACTTTGACGATGATGAAATAATCAAGAATGAGAAGCGTGTGCAAGATGCCGCTGATTGGGTCACAGATGCGTTATTTGGCGCACTTGACGGCGGTCATGGACGTTTTATTATGGTGGGTAATTTGATAAGCCATAACAGCGTATTGGAGATCATGTCAAAGAAAAAATCCATGTACGTCGATACGATCAAGGCTTATGACAAAAACGGGAATCCATCCTGGCCACAGAAATATACGAAAAAGGATTTACAGGATTACGAAGAGTTCGTCGGATATCGGTCTTTTCAACGTGAGATGATGCATAACCCGATCACGGTCGGAAAAATATTCAAGCGCGATTGGATCAAATGGAAAAAGCCCCTCAAGCTGAACCAATACGAAATAATTATCGCCTACCTGGATCCATCTTGGAAGCCTGGGAAAAAAGATGATTACAAGGCCTGTAAAGTATGGGGGAAACCGAAACGGGGAATACCGGGCACTTCACCAACCGAGCTACATTGTTTATATGCATTCGTTCGTCAAAGCTCGATCGGGGAAATTGTCAGATGGTTGTATGACCTTTACGAAAGTACTCCCAATATCGGGATACAGTTTTACATGGAGGCATCCTTCATGCAAGATACACTCCTGGACGATTTCACGGCCGAGGGCGATGAGAGGGGATATCAATTGCCGATTCGCGGAGATAAAAGAGCGAAGCCGAACAAGGAAAAAAGAATAGAAGATATCTCCCCATTATGGGAAAGAGGATTTGTCTTTTATAATATCGACATGCAGGAGGATATCGACATGAAGGCAGGCATTGAAATGACTCTTGAGTTCGAGCATGGAATGCGCGGACATGACGACGGGCCTGATGCGGACGAAGGGGCTATTTGGATGTTGCAAAGATCGAACCGACGCGAGAGAAATAAACCGACATGGGGTTTTCGACAAACGTCAAAAAATATGTGGTGATGTTTATAACAAAAGATGATTACGTGAATATTGCATCGGATGCTCTGTCGATAGTAGAGCAATCGGATGAAACGAAAAGAGAAACAGCCGAAAAGGCTGCACAGGAAGAGATAGCAGGATATCTAAGAGGTGTCTATGATACCGATGCGATATTTGCAGCAACGGGGGATAATCGGAACCCTTTGATCGTGATGGTATATTGTGATATCACCTTGTATCATCTAATTTGCTCACGGCCGCAGAAAATGGGCTATGACCTACGGGAAAAAAGATACGATTATGCCATTTCCGTATTGAAAGATATTCAATCCGGTAAATTAGCTCCTAATCTTCCACACCCTGCTTCAACAACTGATCCGAATCAGTATAATAAAATTCAATTCGACCCGGGTATAAAA